GGGCGCATCTATGTACAGCCATTTACCAATGAAAAGAATATAGGGCATATCACCATTGAAGCGGAATGCGAACCATACAAATATAAGCTGGCAAAAACCACGGTTTCAAGGGCCATTGATGGCACGGAAATCATCAACTTGACAAATGCCCGGAAACGTGCTGTGCCGGAAGTGAGCATTGAAACGGAAACCAGCTTGCACATTGTATACCGTGAAAGCTTCATCTGGGATTTGGGCAGCGGTTCCTTCACATTGCCGGAACTGGAATTGGTGGAAGGGGAAAACCATGTTACCGTCACAGGTGTCGGGAACATCGTTTTTTCGTGGCAGGAAGGGGTGCTGTGATGGTATACAGGATATATTGTGATTATTCCCTGCTGTATCATAGCAACCTGGAAAGCCTTCAAATCCTGGATGCTTCCGCTGAATTGGAACTGGGCAAAACAGGCAGCTTTGATTTCACACTGCCCTACAATCACCCTTATTACAGCCAGGTAAAGAAGCTGAAAAGCATCATCCGGGTATACCAGGATGATTATATGCTTTTCCGTGGCCGGGTGCTGGATGAAGAAATTGGCTGGCATAATGAAAGGGCCGTATCCTGTGAAGGGGATATGGCCTTTTTCCTTGATTCTGTTTTGCGGCCCTTTGCCATCAGCGGAACGCCAGCGGAAATCCTGGCCTATCTGCTGCAATTGCATAATGCCCAAGTGGATGCAGAAAAGCAATTCCTGCCCGGTATCGTGACTGTGGAGGGCTATTCCACCTATGAAACAGAAGAATACCTGGATACAAAAGAAACCCTTGAAAAGGCCCTGATTGAGCCTTTCGGGGGCTATCTGATTACCAGGTATGAAAACGGCGTGGCCTATCTGGATTACCTGAAGGAAATCACGCTGCTTGCGCCCCAGAAGATTGAATTTGGCAAGAATCTGCTGGATTTGAAGCGCATCCGAAAAGGCGCTGATATCTGCACGGTATTGATACCTTTGGGTGCAAAAATCAAGGATGAAGAAGGCAAGGATACCAATGAACGGCTGACCATTGCTTCTGTAAATGGCGGCGCTGATTTCATTCTGGATGATGCCGCTGTATCACAATTCGGGGTAATTGTCAAATCAGCCATTTTCGATGAAATCACCGATGCCCTGGAACTGAAAGCAGCAGGGCAAGCACAACTTTCCGATTCTGTCAACCTATGGGAAACCATTGAGTTATCTGCTGCTGATCTGGCCACCACCGGGCAGAATATCCTATCTTTCCACCTGGGAACCCAGGTGCAAGCAATCAGCCCACCCCATGGCCTGAATCAGCGCTTTACTGTGACCAAGCTATCCTTGAAATTGCTTGATCCTGCCGCCAATCATATGACCTTGGGAAAGAGCATTCCAGCCCTTTCTGAATCCATACAGGGGCTTTCCAATGCCCAAGGGCAGATTGTTCAGGCAATTGAAGAAACAGCCCAGAAGGCCACGGAAGCCGTTTATAACATGGAACAAAACCTGATGGCTTCCATGCAAGTGACGGCAGATAATATCCAATCAACGGTTGCCGAAAATTACTATCTGAAGGATGAAACGGATGCCCTTATATCTTCGGTAAGCACCACTATCGAACAGACAAAGGATGCTGTTGAAATCCAATTCACCCAATTCAGCCAGGATATTGAAGCGGTGGCCGCTGGCACGGATGCGGAATTTGAAGAAATCAAGAAATACATCCGCTTTGTGGATGGGAAGATTCTGCTGGGCGAATTGGGCAATGAACTGGAATTGGTAATTGATAAAGAACGGATCAGCTTCTTCCAGGATGGGGCCGAAGTTGCCTATTTCAGCAATAGAAAGCTGTATGTAACGGATGGCGAATATACCCATTCCTTACGGGTGGGCAGATTGTTAATCACGCCAAGGCAAAATAACAATACATCAATCAATATTGTCTGATACCTATTATGGGGATGATAGGCGCTTCTGGCCCTGAAAGGGGGCAGAAATGGCATCTTCAGGCACTATCCAGGAAGCAATTCGAACGGGGTACAGGCTGCAAATTGCCTGGGAAGTTACTTCCCAATCCGTGGCCAATAATACTTCTTCTGTCACAGCCAAGGTTCAGCTTGTTTCCACCGGGAGCAGCTATACCATCAATTCCAGCGCAACAAAGAACGGAAGCCTGACCATTAACGGAACAAAATACAGCTTCACATTTTCGGCGGCGTTATCAGGCAATCAGACAAAAACCATTTTTCAAAAAACCGTCACCGTGGCCCATTCTTCCGATGGCACGAAAACCTGTTCCTTTTCGGCAACGGCTGGGATAAATGTTACGCTTTCCGGCACTTATTACGGGAATGTTACGGCATCCGGCAGCGGAACCTTTGATACCATTGCCAGGGCATCCAGCATCAGCAGCGTTACTTCTTCCGTTTCCGTGAATGGCACAAATACCTGTACCGTGGCCATTGACAGAAAATCCAGCAGCTTCACCCATACCGTGGTATTTTCGTTTGGAAGCTATTCCAAGACGAATACAGGCGTTGGTACATCCACATCATACGCCATCCCCACAAGCTGGCTGAATGCCATCCCAAGCGCCACCAGCGGCACGGCAAAGGTAACAGTAACCACCTATTCCGGCAGCACCAAGATTGGTTCTGCTGTATCCAAGAATTTCACGCTGACGGTTCCGGCTTCCGTTGTGCCTACCATTTCAGCCGTATCCATTGCGGAAACTGTTTCCGGCATCAATGCACAATTCGGGGGATTTGTCCAGGGGAAATCCAAAGCCAAGGTATCCATCACGGCGGCAGGGGCTTTGAGCAGCACCATCAAGGCATACAAAACAACGGTTGACGGGAAATCTTATACAGGATCAGCGCCCACAACGGGGGTACTCAATACCAGCGGAAGCAGAACGGTTTCCATTACGGTAACGGATAGCCGGGGCAGAACGGCCACCACCACCAGAACAATTTCCGTGATTGCTTATGCCGCCCCTAAAATCAATACATTTACAGCCATCCGGGCCAATGGTCTGGGTGCTGCTGATGATAATGGCACAATGGCCCTGGCCAGAATCAAATTCGCCATTTCGGCTGTGAATAATAAAAACAGCAAAACCTATAAAGTGGAATACAGGCCGAAAGCAAGCGATGCCTGGACGGAAGCGGCATCTGGAAGCGTATATTCCTATGATTCCAATATGCTGCTGAATATCAATCTGGATACCAATACTTCCTATGATTTGCGGCTTTCGCTTTCTGATTTCTTCGGAACCGTCACAGCAAATACCGAAGTGGCCACGGCATTCACCCTGATGGATTTCAACGCAAGCGGAAAGGGCCTGGCATTCGGTAAAGTATCCGAAGTGGAAAACGGGATGGAAATTGATATGCCCATGAGCATCAATCAGTATGTATACATGGGCGGGGTAAAAAAATCCGATGAAGAAAAGGATATCTATTTCCAGACAACCGATGATGCACAGAACGTACATAATTGCAAGCTGTACGGCGCAAGCGGTGGAAGCGTTACTTCCATCGGCTGCTGGGATACGGCCAGGGGCCATGGCATCTGGCGCTATTTAAGCGGTACGCAGAACCTTGTTTTTGATGCCAATGTAAAAGTGACCAGGGCAAACGGCGGGGATGAATTCATCACTTCCGGGGATGTAACGCATGGAAACCGTACTGGCCGGGTGCAATTTTCCAATGGGCTGCTTCTGCAATGGGGGAATGTGACAATTACCCCTGTTGCCAATACGCCAACGGCAAAAGCGGTGGCTTTTGCGGTTTCATATACTGATGCGCCATGCGTTTTTACTACGGCATACACAACGGTTCCCGGTACATCCGTACTGGGGGATGCAGCGGCCAATATCACCACTACGGGCTTTGATGTGTATGTCACCAGGACAGGCACAACCAATACAGGGGTTATGTGGTTGGCCATCGGATACAAAGCATAAAAATTATATTGGGGGATGATTACAATGCAGATTACTTTAACCTGGCAAACCATCATCACGGCGGCGGCTGTAATTGGCGCAATTATTGCCATTGCAACCAACTTTTCTAAAATTGTCCGCTGGGTTGATCGGCAGAAAAAGCAGGATGAAGATATCAAGGCCCTGAAGAAGCACCACGAAGAAGATATGGCAAATACCAATGAGGAAATGACATTGCTTGTTTATGGCATTCTGGCATGCCTGAAGGGCTTGAAAGAGCAGGGATGCAATGGCCCGGTTACGGAAGCTATAAACAGATTTGAAAAACACCTGAATCAAAAAGCACATAAACAAGAAGGCCGGGGGTAAAACCCCGGCCCTTTTTATTTATGCAATCATGCCTTCCACGAATTTCCGCAATTCTGGCATACGCACATGGCAAAATGCTGCGTTTTAAGTTTCTGCCGCTTCGGAACAAAGATTTTCACAATCAGCGCCGGAATGGTGAAGCAAAACCATTTGATGATCAGCCACCACCAGCCAATGAAAATCCACCAGAAGAAACCGTGATGCTTGTTTTTAAGCTGGGATTCAGAAACCGCCTGAACATTTACATTCGTGGAACCGCACTTGGGGCAAACCATATCAATCCCTTCCTTTCTTCAGCATCTAAATACCACAAATTCCTGAATATGTCAAGGAAAATAGAAAAGGCCGGGGATTCCCCGGCCTTCATGCTGTATCATTCTTTTTCCCAACGATTTTGATTCCAAAGTTTTTTCTTTTCTCTGTTCCTCTCTGGCCATAATCGCCAAAGGCTTTATCAATTGCATTCATGGCACAGAAATTGGATGCGTACAGGTTATCATCACCTGGAATGGTTGTATACCATCCTTCAGGGGAACCGTATATCATATGTTTCCTATACCGTACTGGCTTATATTCTTCCGGCTTGCTATCTTTCCATATTACACGCATTGACAATCACCATTCTTTCTGCCGACAATTTTAATCCCTAATTTATGTCTGGCTGGATTGGCTTTGCGTGTTTTCCCGCCAAGAATCTTATCAACGGCATTATGTGCCATTTCGGCTGAATAATAAATGTATTCATCCCCCGGAACTGTTGTGATCCATCCTTCCTTCACCATTTTGATGGTGAATCCTCTGTATTCGTATGTTTTGTATTCCCTGCTATCTTGCCAAATTACCCTCATACATACCTTCCTTTCTTGTTTTCAGATTGGTATGTATGATGAGTGTGTTGTAAATGATGCACACTCATCATATATACCGACTTCAAAAAGAAAACCTATCATCATTTGCGGGGATTTGAATGTGGCCGCAAGTGAGATTGATTTAAAGAATCCGCAATCGAACAGGGGAAGTGCTGGCTTCACCGATAAGGAACGGGAAGCCTTTTCCAGGCTGCTTGGTGCTGGATTCGTGGATGCTTACCGCCATCTGTACCCGGATAAGGTGGAATATTCCTGGTGGAGTTACATGCGAAATGCAAGGGCCAGGAATGCCGGGTGGCGAATAGATTATTTCCTGGTATCAGATTGGGCAGCGGATATGATTACAGAAAGCACGATTGAAACAAATATATTCGGTTCTGATCATGCCCCTGTATCACTTCAAATAAACATCAAGGATGAACTCTAATCCATTTTCACGGCTGAATTCGATTTTGTCAACAATTTCCTTCAAGTATCTGTTTTTATCTTCGGCTTCGATGGAATCATCTTCCAAGCTGTTTAAAGCATCGGTTAATTTCATAACCTTATCTTCATATTCTTCTTTTTCAGGGATTGTATCTTCCAGGGCAGCAATCTGTTCCTTGATAGCTACAATCCTTTCATTATGCTTGGCTTTTCTTTCTACAAATTCATTTGCAGAATAGATTTCATCTTCGTAATCATCAAACAGCTTATCCAGCTTCCTTTGAATTTTACGCAATTCCTTATTAAGCGCTTCTATTTGAAGGATAACAGAATCAGCGCTGACGGAAGGCAAGCCGTTGATTTTCAATTCAAAATCTTCAATGTACATGCGCAGGGAATGGGCCACGGCTTTCAAAACATCTTCAGCCAATGCGGATTTCACCTTGCAGGACTGAACGGGTGGATGGCAAAACCGGGCTGCGGTTCCGGGCCTGTGTGCATTTGATTGATAGTGCATCATTTTCCCGCACTTCGGGCAGCAAAGAAGCCCGGCCAGAATATTCGTTAATTTCAGATTGGCCTTTGTCCTGTCTGGCTTGAAATCTTTATTAGCCAATTTCCATTCTTCCTCCGTTACCATGGCTTTATCTTTATGGATGCCATCATACAGCATATAATGATCAGAATGGGAGGTGCGAGGGCGGGAGGTTTTCAGCTTGCCATTTTGCATCACCTTTATTTGCATTCTGTCATTCCAGCGCACTTTCCCCATGTTTACAGGATTCTGCAAAAATGTTTTGACGGTTTCTTTTGACCATTCCTGAGATTCGCCTGTATAAGTCGGAACACCCATGGTAGTTAATCGCTGCGCTATCTTGTAACATGTAACGCCTTCAATCTTCCAGGCATACATCATCTTACCAATATCATATTCTTCCGGGTTTGGGGTAAGGGTGCGCTTTTTGCCTTCCCTGATGATATTCCAGCCATAGGGGCGATAAGAAGCCATGTATTCCCCATCCACAATGCATTGATCCTTGCCGCTTTGCATCCTTCGGTTAATCATTTTATATTCACGGCGGCTCATGAATAATTCAAATTCCATGTATTCTTCATCATCGGAATTGTGGGCAATATCATAGGTTTTTGTTGGTGTTACTACTAATACACCATTATTCATCCTGGAATATTTCAGGCAATCCATGATTTTTTGTGCATCGCCCTGGCTACCACGGGAAAGGCGGGTTACTTCCTTGATGATAATTCCACGGTAAAGCCCTGCATAACAATCCTGAATAAGCTGCTGAATTTCTGGTCTTGCATCCACAGATTCAGCGCCGGAAACAACTTCTGCATAAATCTTCCCGATAAACAGCCCTTTTCTGGCGGCTAAATCGGTAAGAATGCGCTTGTGCTTATCAAGCGTTTCTTCCACGGATTCATCCGGATCATCGGAACGGCTTTTTCGTAGGTACATAGCATATATATCTTTGCTGAATGCAGCTTCTATTGCGTTGTTTTTTTCAAATACTGTCAATTTCCTCACTTCTTTCAAAAATGGTTATTTTATACCTTCATGGCGTTGCCAGGCCCGAAGCTGTTCCTTCAGGAAGGCGATTTCTTCTGTATATTCGGCCTTTATCGCCCGAATATCATTCCTGTGCAATTCGTCAATGGCTGATAATTTAGAAATCAACTCTTCATTTTTTTCTAATAATTCAGCATTCTGTTTTTCCAATAATTCAATGTGTGCAAATTCCTGATCCAGCTTTTTCTGGCAAGGGAATTCCACAGAATAACCGCCAAGCAAAGCATGGATAATGGCCCTCATGGTGGAATATCTGCAATCATCTTCCCCGGCCTTGATGCGATTTATTGTTCCAACGGGAATATTACTTTTATCGGCCAGGATTTGATTAGTCCAGCCAAGGAACCGCTGGCGCTCTTTCCACCATTCCAGAAGATCAGGGAATGGCAAAGCCATGAAATTTGGAACACAATCCTGGCCTACACGATCACATTTGATGCACGAACTGAACATTTATAAATCCTCACTTTTTCATTTGTGATATGCCCAATCAAATGTGAATTTTCATACTCACATTTTGCATGACCATACATCACCATTGCTTATTGTGGTTCCTGCCAGGTGGTGATAGGATAAAGACGGGTCAGAAATGGCCTATCATCCCCGGGGTGTGGGGCGTTCACGGGTGGTGCTGCGGCGCTCCACATCCTTTGATTTTACAGTTTTGACAGAATATTCTCAATTTCGCCAATGCTATTGCAAGCCAGAATTCGATGGTGTATTATAGCAACGAGAACAGCCGTTCCCTAATGAAGTGCTTAACATGAAAGGAGAATTACCCTTTATGAGCAACACCCGCAAATTGTTAATTGAAATCATTGAAACGAAATTGAGCGAAAACGAATTGATTTTCGTCCTGGAATTCTTGAAAAAGATTTTCCATTTGGATTAAGGCTGTTTAGAAAGAAAACGTACATATTCCCTTACTTGCGCCTGTTTTGCATCACTTAGCTGCTTATATTCTGCAATCATTGCACGAAGGGCAGGATCAAGATATATATCAGCCAATTCATGCGCAACGCCAACGGGATCACGTTCTATATCGCCCAATAGCTGGTTAGGGTTAATCCCCAGCGCTTCAGATAACATTTTCAAATTGCTTCTTTTGATTTCAGATACTCTGCCGTTTTCCCATTTTGCAACGGCAGATTTTTTTACGCCAACTTTTTCCGCTAATTCTTCTTGTGTCATTCCTTTTTTGATTCTTTCCGTTTTTATGATTTCGCCAATCTCCAATTTTTTCACCCCCTTTTATATAGTAGGGAATCACCCTGAAATATATCCCGGAAGGCAATTTCGGGCTTTCCCCCTGTGTCTTACATGATACCATATTGTATCTTGTAACGCAATATTTTTCCTTAAAAGTTTCAAAAAATGTATTGACAGTGAAATATTATTGTAGTATAGTAAAGGTGTCCTGTAAGACACAGGACATAAAAAATTCTTAAAAGTGTCTTATAAGACACAGAAAGGAGAACGCATGAATAAAAAGTTATTCAGAAGCAAAATGGTTCTTTTCGGTGATACCAATAAATCCCTTGCCGAATATCTTGGAATTAGCGAAAAAAGCGTTAATGATAAGATCAATGAGAACAACACCGAATTCCGGCAAAGTGAAATTGCGGCAATCAAAAAGCGCTATTCCCTGACGGATGAACAGGTAATCAATATTTTTTTTAGTTGAGAGTGTCTTATAAGACACAACAGGAGGTAAGCGCAATGGCGCAGGACAGCGTAACAGAATACAAAATCGGCCCGGCCATTGTGCGGATGCACGGCCAGCCGGATAGAGAGAAGGTGAAAGCGGCCACAGAAAAATACCTGAACAAAGTGATGCAGAGCAAGAAGCAAAAGGCGAGAAAGGAAGGATAACCCATGGGCATTATCACGGTATTCTTTGTAGCACTTGCGTTTCTCATTCCCACGGCGCTGATTGAAGGCTTCAAGGCCCTGCACCACCGGGCCAAGGAAGCCAGGGAATGGCGCAGCATCAGGAAGGTTTACTATCCGGGATAAGGGGATGGATAGCCGTTTCTGAACCCCAGGAAAGAAAGGGGTAAGAAACATGAAGGATTACACCAGAGCATTGGAATCCATTGAGGAAAAGATTGATAGCATCAAGCCCGGAAGCACGGTGCGGCTGGATGAAATCATCGGCAATTACAAGGAAAAGAAAATCATTGATGCGGCCAAGATGCTGCTGATGAAATACGGTATCCAATACGAAAAGGAGAGAAAAACAGATGCCAAAGAGTGAAAAGGTGAAAATTAATTCTGCTTTGCTGAACCGTTATCTGGAAAAGAACGGCATCTCGAAAGCAAAGTTTTCTGAAATGAACGGCCATGCGCATAACTGGTGGAGCAGCATTGAAAACAGAGCAGATTCCATGGTGGCGGTAAATCAGGCCAAGCTGATTTGTTCGTTAACGGGGATGGATTATGAAAAGCTGGTGATCCCGGAGCGCACCACTTCCAATGCCCCCCAGAATGAGCAGAAAAGCATTCTGGAAGAGGATGAAACCCTTCTGAAAGCGTTGGTGAATTGCATGAATCGGATTGAAAAGAAGATGGATGAAGCAACCATTGACCTTACACGCCTTGAAATCCAGATGCGTACGGTTCTGAAGGAAATGGGGGTGAAGTGATGCCGAATCTTTACGAAATCGACCAGGCTATCATGGAATGCTTGGATTTTGAAACAGGCGAAATCCTGGATGCCGAACGGCTGGATGCCCTTCAGATGGAGCGTAACAGCAAGATTGAAGGCGTGGCTTGCTGGATTAAAAACCTGACCGCTGATGCCATTGCCTATAAGGCCGAAAAGGAAGCCTTTGCCGAACGGGAAAAGAAGGCGCTGAAGAAGGCAGAGGATTTGAAAGCCTGGCTTGCCGGAGCGCTGGATGGCCAGAAATTCAGCACTTGGCGCTGTGCCGTTTCCTTCCGCAAATCGGAAGCGGTGGAAATCATGGATGAAGCCCTGCTGCCGCCTGAACTGAAAACCGAAAAAATCACCTATTCCCCCAATAAAACAGCCATCAAGGAAGCCATCAAGGCCGGGCAGGAAATCCCCGGAGCGCAATTGGTGGAACGGCTGAACGCCAGTATCAAGTAAAAGGAATGATGAAAAATGTGCATGTTTCGTGATTTGAGGGCTGATGAAATCGAATGCCGGGTGGCCCAGGCAAAAGGAACCGGGGTATCCCTGCTGCTGTACAAAGATGCCCGTTGTGACCAAAGCATCTTGGATGAAACGGTTGGCCCCATGAACTGGCAGCGCCAGCATAACCGTGAAAATGCCAATTGCACGGTATCCATCTGGGATGAAAAGAAGGGCCAATGGGTTGGCAAAGAAGATACCGGGACGGAAAGCAATACCGAAAAGGAAAAGGGCCTGGCATCTGACAGTTTCAAACGGGCTTGCTTCAATTGGGGCATTGGCCGGGAACTGTATACAGCCCCTTTCATCTGGATCAAGCCGGAAGATTGTACAAGCCTTACCCAGAAGGGTGACCGCTGGCAATGCTACGATAGTTTCTTCGTTGAAAAAATCGTGATTGAGAATAAGCGAATTACCGCCATTTCCATCAAGAATCAGAAAACTGGAAAACGCTGCTTTGTATGGCAAGCAAACAAATAAGGAAGGTGTAAAAGCATGAACAAAGCTTTCATTATTGGCAATGTAACCAAAGACCCGGAACTTCGTACCACCCAGAGCGGCATTTCTGTATGCAGCTTCAACGTGGCTGTAAATCGCCGCCAGAGCGCACAGGCAGAGCATCCCGAAGCTGATTTCTTCAAGGTAACGGCGTGGCGGCAGCTTGGTGAAAATTGTGCCAAGTATCTGGCCAAAGGCCGCAAAGTGTCCGTGATTGGTAGCGTAACCGCAAGCGCCTACACAGGCAACGATGGCCAGCCCCGTGCCAGCCTTGAAATTACCGCTGATGATGTGGAATTCCTGACCCCCAAGGGCGAAGCCAAGGAAGATACATATATCCAGCAGGAACGGGAAGCCATCCAGCAGGAACCCAAGCAAACCAGCATGGTAAAGAATAATTCCGGCTTCGTGGTGGTGAATGATGATGATGAATTACCGTTCTAAATATCACGCCAGAAAAATCACCCGTGATGGAATCACTTATGATTCCGTTAAGGAATACAGCCGCCACCAGGAATTGCTTCTGCTCGAAAGGGCAGGAGCAATCCAGGGGCTGAAGCGTCAGGTGCGGTTTGAATTGATTCCTTCCCAGCGCTATGACGGGAAAGTGATTGAAAGGCCCGTACATTACATCGCAGATTTCACCTATATGGAAAACGGAAATCTGGTGGTAGAGGATGTGAAGGGCATGCGTACCAAGGATTACATTTTGAAAAGAAAAATGATGCTGTATATGTGCTGCATCCGAATCAGGGAGGTATAAATGAATTTCTTTGAATTTTGCGAAAGGTTGCGCCAAGATGGTGCATACATCGGCGAAGATTGGCATTTATACCGGGCTGATGGTAGACCGTTAAGCCGGAAAAGCCGGAACGGATATTACCTGGTAAGGAAAATGTATGACAATCATTGCTATCATTTCTGCGAACACCGGGTAATTTGGTATCTGTGGAATGGCCCCTTTGATCTGACCATGACAATCAATCATAAGGATTTTGACCGGGCGAATAACAATATTTCCAATCTTGAACTGGTTACGCAAAAGGAAAATATCCAGTACACGATTGATGCCGGAAGAAACAAAGCCCCTGCTGGTGAAGCCAGTGGAAAAGCGCTTTTCACAAATGAAGAAGTGAAGGTGATGCGCTTCCTGTATGAAAACGGCTGGGATAAAAATTCCTTGCGTACCCTGTTCGGAATCAAGTGGAGCAATACATTGAACAGAATTTTGAGCGGCGCACGATACGGAAATGTAACGCCAGCAGCGGATATCATTCAAATCTATCCCGCCATTGTACAGCGCACTTGGAGAAATGACCTTCGGAAGAAAGACAGGATCACCAATGCAATCCTGGGCCTGAATGGTGAAGTTGGCGAACTGACAGACCTTTACAAAAAGGTATTCTATCACGGCCATGATGCAGATGCCATCCATATCATGCTGGAACTTGGCGATATCCTGTATTACCTTTGCGCCCTGTGCAATGAAATTGGCGTTGATTTTTCGGAAATCTGCTATGAAAACATGGAGAAATTGAAAGCCCGGTATCCTGATGGCTTTGAGGTTGAGAAAAGCGAAAAACGAACGGAAGGTGATATCTGATGCTTGTTACCAATTGGGAGGTTTACGGCCTTGAAAACAGCATCAAGGCCAGCAAATACCCGATGGCGGTTGATACAGCCAAATGCACGGGTGAAATCACGGAAAACGTGAAGAAGCTTGCAGGATGCCAGCCTGGCACAGGCCATGACCAATTCCTTACTGGCATCGTGGTGCAATTTGATTTGAAGTTATCCTTGAAGGCGTGGACGGAAGCCCAGCGATACCATTTCCTTGATTTTGTATCCAGCCAATCCACCATGCACAGGATAACAAAATTCACGCCTGAAAGCCAATGCAATGCCTATGTTGACCCTGAAGCGATTGCCATTCTGAAGCGGAAAATCCGGCGCTATGAAATGGATCCCACGCCTGAACATTACCTGGAAGTTGTATATAACATTCCTTCCGGCTTCCAGCTTACCGCCAGAATGACCACCAATTACAGGCAGCTTAAAACTATCTATCATCAGCGCAAGAATCACAGATTGCCAGAATGGCGTGAATTTTGCTCCTGGATTGAAACCCTGCCCTATTCTGGCCTGATTACAGGAAAGGAGTTATCAACGGAATGAATACAGACCTAAAAACGATTAAGGAAGTGGTAATGGCCATCCTGAAGGGTGATGCCAGGGCAAGAAATAATGATGGCCTTCTGTATCTGAAGGTGCTGCAATATTACGGATGTGTGAACGATGTGGATATCAACGGCATGACGGTTCCCTATTTCCTTCAGTACCGGGAGCATTACAAGCTGCCTAATTCGGAATCTGTGCGCAGAACCCGGCAGAAGATTCAGGCTGAATATCCTGAATTGGCAACAAGCCGTGAAACGGCTGAAAAGCGCATGGAAAAGGAACGGGA